GCCAGTTCACGCGCCGCTACCAGCCTGACCAGGTGATCTATGCGCACACTTGGTCTCCGACGAGCGACATCGGGCCGGGACTCGCGCCGCTGAAGGTCGCCGAGACCAGTGCGTCTACTGCGCTGGCAGCCGAGCAGTTCACGCGCGCCTTCTTTGAGCAGGGCGCACTTCCACCACTCATCATCACGCCAGAGGAAGGTGCGCTGACCGACGCTGATGCTGAAGCCTTGCGCACGACGTGGCAGAAGCTCACAGCCGGTGTGCGCAACGCATGGCGAGCACTCGTGCTCCGGCGTAACATGCAGATCAAACCGCTGGACATACCAGCGCTCGACAAGCTCGCTATGGCGCAGGTTGACGAGATGGCGTTAAGGCGCATCAGCGCTGCCTTCGGCGTGCCCGTCACGATGCTCGCGGACGCGGCCAATTACGCTACCGCCGCTGAGCATCGTATCTCATTCTGGCGCGACACTGTATTGCCGGACGCCGAGTTGATCGCAGAAGCACTGGGGCTGACGATCAACTACGATGATATCGAAGCGCTGGCTGAGGATGTGGGCGCGCAGCGCAAGAGCATCATTGATCTGTACCAGGCTGGCCTGGTGACGCGCGAAGAAGCGCGCCAGATGCTGGGGTTCGAGACAGAGCAGCCGATTGACATGGTGACGCAATCTGCGCTGCGCGAACTTGACCAGTGGCGACGAAAGAGCGAGGCGCGCAAGACGTTACTTGCCGACTTCTTCCCGCGTGACCTGCCGGATTCGTGGGTTCGCGCGGTCAAGTCACTCGCCGACCTTGGCCATTCGCCGTTTGCCTTCGCGCGCTTTGTAGAAGCGAAGGCGCGTCGCGTCGAACCGCCGCTTGACCGCGAGCGTGAGGAACTCGCGGCGCAGATGCTCCAGGTGCTTGAGGACTCAATCTCGTTAGACGATCTGAGCTACGATGAGCAAGGCTTCGAGAAGAAAGCGCGTGCGTACGCCGAGTCTCTGTTGCTCGCTGTTGCCACTGAGCAAGCCACTGCTGCGATGCTATCGTCGTCGTCCTTCGCAGATGTGGAGCGTGCGTACGACTTTGCGTCGCAATGGGCGAAGGATTACAGCTACGAGCTTGTCCATGGGATTAACGAGACCACGAGAAAGCGACTAAGTGAGCTATTCACCCGTGCGCGCGCTGAAGGCTGGACGCGCGAGATGCTCGTTGATCGCATCGCGCGCATGTTCGGTAGGCAGCGCGCTGAGATGATCGCCACGACAGAAGTTACGCGCGCTTACTCGCAGGGAACGGACATTGCAAGGCAGATACTCAGCGAGTCCGGCTTATCGCTCGTCCACGTGTGGCGAACCGCTGCTGACGAGCGCGTGTGCCCGATATGCGCACCCCGCGATGGGCGCGAACAAGGCGATGGCTGGGACGAGCTGCCGCCGGCTCACGTCAGTTGCCGGTGCTGGACGACGCTAGAACAATCAAGGAGACGCCGCAGATGAGTAACACCATTGTTCGCTTAAAACTGCCGCGCGTGTTTCGCGGCCAACTCGATCTCACGCCTGCGCTGCTCTTCTTGGGCTACCGGCTGCGCGACAACGTGAACGTGTATCCGCCGAGAAAGCCCGGGATGCGCATCCGCTGGAAGAGCGAGCGACAGCGCAGGTACGTGCTGGCGAACGTCCGGCTGCCGTATCGGCGAACGGGCTGGTTGGCGAAGCAGTGGTTCGTCACGCCGACCAGCAGCGCGCAGGTGGTTGTGCGAAACAAGGCGCGCTATGCCGCGTTCGTGTTCGGGCGAGCACAACAGCCGTTCCATCGAGATCGCGGCTGGAAACGCGCCGACGAAGAAGCAAGTAAACTGGTTTACAATCGCGCCGTGACGCGCGAGTTCTCGCGCATCATCGAGCGGGAGCTGAAGAAATGAGATTCACGCTTGACATTGACCTTCCTGTTGTTGAGCGCGACGAGTGGGACGGTGACGCCTCGCGCGAACGCATCCTATCGTGGGCCGGATACGAGACCGACGCCGAAGAGGACTTGCGCAATGAGGCGCTCGACCGCGCCGCGCGCTTGTTTCTCTTCCGCCGTGACGAGTCTGCGACTAAAGGCGACCTGGTTGCGCCATGTGGCGACATCGTGGACGGCGAGCCGCGGCTGGTCACATCCGGCATGCGCTTTGCGCTGGCTGCCGTGAATGGCGCGCGCGGGGGAATTGACGCGCCAGAAGAGTTACTCGCGCAGGCGCGTAAGGTGCTCGAAGAGCTGCTGGGTAAGCAGAAACAGGAGACAGAGACGCGCTCGTTCGCTGTGAAGGTGTATGAGCAGGAAGGCAAGTTATACGCTGAAGGCTACGCGGTCGTTTTCGGCGGGCGCGACTTGCACGGCGAGCATTTCACGTGCAAGACTGACTTCGGGTCGGAGCTTCTCGGCTTGAGCAACCCGCCGCTCCTCTACGAGCATGGCATTCACCCTGACGTAGGACTTAAGGTGATCGGGCGCGTAGAGCGCATGGATGCTGACGACATTGGCGTGCTGGTCATGGCCGAGCTTGACCGGCACAGCAAGTACATCGAGCTCGTGCGCCAGTTAGCTGAGCAAGGCGCGCTTGGCATGAGCACTGGCGCGCCTGGCCACCTTGTTTCCCGCAAGAGCACAGGCGAGATCGAGCGATGGCCTATCGTTGAGGTATCGCTGACTCCAACGCCCGCTGAGCCTCGCACGCTCGGCGTCGAGATTGTCGAAGCTATCCGCTCGATTGCGCGTCCAGAGGTCAAGCCTGCGGCGGTCGTCACCGCCGACGAAGGCAAGGCGGATGCGCGAAAGGGCGTGGCGAAGGAGATTCACATGTTTGTGACTGAGACCAAGAGCATAACCTTGCGCGACTTCATGAGCGCCGTGGCGCGCAAGGACTACGATGCGATTAAGGCGCTAGGCACGGGTTCTGGCCCGTCGGGGGGCTATCTCGTGCCGGAGACGCTACTCCCCGACCTATTGACCGCTGTGAGTGAGCAGTCCATCGTTCTGCCGCGTGCTTTCGTCACCGACGCGCCCGGCACGATTCGCCAGCCAGTCGTTGACCTCAGCAAGGGCGCATCCGGTGTGTTCGCCTGGTATGGCGGCGTGAAGTTCACCTGGGCGAACGAGAACAGCGCGATTTCCGAGACCGAGCCAGCCTTCAAGCAGTACACCTTGCGCGCGCTGACGATGGCCGGCATCGTTCGCGTCAGCAACCGGATGTTGGCCAGCACCACGTTTGACGCGCAAATCAGGCGCATCTTGGCTGAAAGCGCTTCGGACTACCTGGATTACTACTTCATCCGTGGTAACGGCGCAGGCGAGCCACTCGGTGTGCTGAATGCGCAAGCGCTGGTAAGCGTGACGCGCGACACCGCCAACCAGTTCAAGCCGGTTGACGCGGCAAAGATGTTGGAGCGCTTGATGCCGGGCTCGCTCGGTCGCGCGGTGTGGTTGATCCATCCGACCGTGCTGCCGCAACTCGTCCAGTTCTCAGTTGGCAACACTCCCGTTTGGCAACCGAACTGGCAGGAAGGCATCGCGGGAACGCTGATGGGAATCCCGGTCATCTTGACCGAGAAGGTCAACACGCTAGGCACTGCTGGTGACGTGTTACTGGCCGACTTCTCGATGTACGCCGTCCAGTTGGTGCGCGACATCGAGATCGCCGCGAGCGCAGATGCCTACTTCGAGTACGACCAGACAGCGTATCGCTTGACGGTGTACGCCGACGGCACGCCGCGCGTAGTGGACAAGGCAAAGTACATCGGGACGAACGTGGAAGTGAGTCCGTTTGTGAGACTACAGTAGGAGGTTGACATGAAGCCGACCGACTTTCTGAATATCGCTGGTCGTCTGCCAGCGCAAGCAATCACCGGCTCGACGAACACAACCAGCGTGGACATGCAGTTGCTGCGTGGCGTCGCCGCCGTGTGTGTCGTTGGCGCGGCCACAACGCCGCCGTCTTTCACCATCCAGAGTAGCGCCGACAACACCACGTTCACCAACCTTACGGGCAAGTCCATCACCAGCATCGCCGCAAACAGCGAAGGCGTGATCAACGTGCGTGACGAGGACCTGCCGGACGGTCACCGCTGGATTCGCGCGGTGGTGAACGGTACTGCCACGGTCACCGTCGTTTTTATCGGCACTGTGGCGCGCGACAATCCGCCTGCTAAGTTGTCTACTACAACCATCGTTGACTGATGGCTTACGCGACACTCGCTCAGACAAAGCAATACCTCGGCATCACCGGGACAAGCGAAGATGCGCTGCTGACGCGGCTGATAGACGCCGCGTCAGCAGCCATTGACCGCTACACCGGCAGGCGATTCACTGCGTCAACCGCGACGAAGAAGATTCGCCGGGAACACATCGTCCGGGACGTGTTTTTCCTGCCGGACGACTTGCGCGCGCTGACGCAGGTCGTGACCGACGAAGGCGACACCCTGTTGCCATCAGACTTCGCGCCGTTTGACCCGCCGACAAGGTTGCTGCGCATCAAGACCGATGCGCCTTCGTGGAGCATCGAATACACCGCAGACGTGACGGGGCAATGGGGTTTCACCGCAGCCCCGCCAGACGACATCGTGCAAATCTGCATTCGATTGGCGAGCTGGATGTACCGTGCAAAGGATGCGCAAGTCTTCGATGTGACGGGCCAAGAAGGGCTGAACACGCTGAGTACTCGCTTGCCGAGTGACATCGCGCAGATGCTTGACCCATACGTTGTGCTTGAGGTGATGCCGTGTTGAGCGCCGTTAATGCCGTGCATGCCGTGGTCGCTGCTGTGCCGGGAATCGTTGCGGCCTACACGACCGTGCCGATGAGCGCGAACACGCCTGCGCTGCCTATGGCTTTGGTGACGCCGATCAGTGAGAACCGCCGCCAACACGCACATGCGCTGGTGCGCATCGAGACGCTGGTTCGCGTGCGCATTGTGCACTCGCCTATCGCGCAGGGCGTCACAACGTCTCAGCAGTCAGCGCTTTACACGCTGGCCGACGACGTGATGACAAAGATCACGGACGACATCACGCTAGGCGGTCAGGTGGATCACGTTGCCAGCGTGGACGCTGACGAGCCGAGCATCTACACGCTAGCGGGCACGGATTACCTGAGCATCAGCATCGCGGTAAGAGTAATCGAGAAGATATGAGCACAGTGATCTACGAACCGAAGCCGGAGAAGTGGCGGGGGGTGTATTACCCTGGCCTGCCCTATGGCTCGTTAGCTAAAGAAGAGCTTATACATCTCGCACGTGCTCATGGCTACAAAATCAGGTTTCTGCTCAGCTTATACAGTAGAAGAGAAGAGGAGAAGATAGAAGATGCCAGCAACCCATCTTCGTAGAGTTCAACTAGGTCAGCAGACAGCGTTTGCGACGCCGGTCGCTGCCACGTCCATCTTGCGTGGTGTGAAGGACGGGAGCGTCACCATCAACCACAATGACGCGGTGGTTGAGGAACTGGGCCGCTCGGTGAGCGATCTTGTCGTCGTCTCGCAACGCCATGCCGAAGGCGAGATCGAGCTTCAGACCACGTACGAGGACATTCTCTACGGCCTGTTCGGTTTGTTCGGGCCGGTTGCACCAAGCGGCGGCTCGCGCACCTTCAATGCGCCGATTACGGCATATGCCGCACCCCAGATTTACACGATGGAGTATGGCACGACAGGTGCGGAGTACAGGGTGGTCGGCAGCATCATAAGAGAGTGGACGCTGCGCTACGAGGCGAACGCCGGGGTGACCGAGAGCTGGGCGTTCATCGGGAGAGTGGTGCAGGCGAATGCGCTGACCGGTTCTCTGCCGACGCGCATCGTGACGCCGGTTTTGTCAAGGCACGCATCGTGGTTCATGGACAACGTCGGCACAGCCCACGGCACGACTCAGATACCGGGCACGGTGATAGAGGCCGAGCTGAGCATTAACACTAACCGGCATCTGAAGATGTTTGAGGGTTCGCAGCCCCTTGACTGGGGCCAAGGGCGCTGGGAAGCGCAGATGAGCATCACCGCGGAGTTTAATGCGACCGCCAAAGCTTGGGTGGACGCGCTGCTGACAGATCGCGTTGCGCGCAACATCCGCGCCAACTTCGTGGAGACAGCCAACACGCGCGAGCTTCGGGTTGATTTTGTCGGTCTGATTGGCGAGCCGGTCGAGTTATTCGGTGACCGCGACGGCAACATGACCGTTGAGCTAACGTTCAAAGCGCTGGTGGCTGCTCCCCTGAACAACTGGCTACAGATTCGCACCATAAACGGTGTAGCGACATTGCCATGATTGACCTGACAAAAGTTCGTCGAATTGACCGCAACGCGCCAGGAAGCTTCATGGAGTACGCGCGCCTGCAAGTCACCATCGCTGAAGGCGACCTGATGGCTATCGCGCGCGCGCTTGAGAACTACGGGGTTGACACGCGCGAGTTGTCGTTCAACGAGCTGGTGGACGTGGTGAAACATATCGCAGGAGAGCCAACCCCTTTAGCGGTTACGAACGTGACCGAGTGACCTTGCTGCTCCACCTTGCCGAGACGTGGGGCGTGCCGCCGTGGGTGCTAGAACGAGAGTTGTCGCTTTTCTGGGCTGAGGCTGCCTGCGAGTACGAGCGTGAGAAGGCGCGCCAAGTGAAGCGCGCGATGAGGAAGCATGGCGGACGGTGAGATTCGCATCGAGATTACCGGCGACGCGCGAGACTTTCGGCGTGCACTGGCCGGTGTATCTGACGACATCGGCAGGCTGCAAAAGCAGAGCTTCGGGCTTGGCGATGCGCTCAAGACCGCGTTCGCTTCAGCCGCGGGCTTCCTCGCTGCGAACGTCATCCAGGACGGCTTGCGTGCGCTCTCCGGCGCGATTGGCGGAGCGGTCAGTAAGGCCGCAGAGCTTGAGAGCGAACTCAACTTCTTGCAAGCTGTGAGCGGCGCGACCGGCGAGCAGATGCGCCAGGTGGCAACGCTTGCGAAACAGCTTGGCGCAGATGTAACCATCCCTGCTGCATCTGCGCTCGATGCGGCGAAGGCAATGACCGAGCTAGCGAAAGCTGGTCTATCGGTTGAGCAAAGCATGGCTGCGGCAAAGGGTTCGCTGCAACTAGCTGCTGCTGGCCAACTTGATGCTGCGCGCGCGGCTGAGATTGTGGCTGGCGCGCTGAACGCCTTCGGACTGGCAGGAGATCAGGCTGTTCGAGTAGCTGACCTTCTGGCTGCTGCGGCCAACGCGAGCGCCGCAGATGTAACTGGCATGGCTGACTCATTAAAGATGGCGAGTGCAGTTGCTGCGATGAGTGGCAGGAGCATCGAAGAGACCATTACTGCGCTCTCGATGCTAGCGAACGCTGGTATTCAGGGAAGCGATGCCGGCACATCGCTCAAGACGATGTTCCTGCGCTTGGTCGCGCCGACGAAGGATGCGAAGGAGAAACTGAACAGCCTTGGCATCAGCCTGACCGACGCTCAAGGCAGGATGCTTCCGCTGCGCGACCTCACTGCGCAGTTTGCCAGCAAGCTATCGGCGCTCACCGAAGAAGAGCGCAACTACATCCTCACAACTGTGTTTGGGTCAGATGCTATCCGCGCCGCGAACATCGTGCTCATGGCAGGCGCTGACGCTTACGACGAGATGTATCGAGCGGTCACAAAAGCGAACGCAGCAACCGAGCTAGCCGAGGCTCGCATGCGCGGGCTGAAAGGCGCGCAAGAGGCGCTTACCAACGCTGTCGAGACGCTCGGCCTATCGTTCGGCGAGAAGCTCTTGCCGATTCTGGCACAGGTGGGGTTCACTATTGCCGACCTGTTGACAAACGACCGGGTTATTCAGTTCGTCGAAGACCTTGGCGAGAAGATAGGTGGCTTTCTCGCAGAAGCCTTCGCTCTGGTGAGAGACGTGGTGGGGCAGATTGACTTCTCGGCTTTTGTCGATTTGGCGCTCATGGCCGGAGAGGAGCTAGGCCGGATGTTTAAACCGCTTTTTGCTGGACTGGCTGTACTTGGCGCGACCATCGCTCCGGTCGTGCAAGACATCGGCGGCCAGATACAGAAACTTGCTGAGCAGGGAGTCCGGGCTCTCGGCGAAGTGTTTGCTGACCTTAAGCCGGTAGCACAGGACGCACTACACGCCATCGGCGAGCTGTTCGCTGCACTCGCGCCGCACATTCAAAACATCCTGCGTGCTCTTGCACCGCTGGTGTCTCAGATTGGCAATGCGCTGCTCACTTTCGCTCGCACATTCGGCGCTGTGATTAGAGAAGCGTTACAAGCCCTTGCTTCATTCATCCGCGCTATTGCTGCACTGCTGCGCGGCGACGTGGACGGGTTCTTCCGCTATCTCGGCGACAGCGTGAATAACCTGCGTGAATTGGTGACGACTGCTATACGAGGCGCAGTGGAGACGGTTGGCAACCTGATTGGCGTCAACCTGACCGGCGTGTTGTCTTTCATCGAGCGAATCAACAATGCACTGCTCAACGTGCGCAACCTTGGGCTGAACGTGGCGCAAGCGGTGAGCAGTGCCCTTAGCAGTATTCGCCTTCCGTTTGGCGCAGGCGGTCAGCAGCAACAGCAGACGACGCAGAACGTGACGAACAACTACGTGCTCAACGTAAATGCTGCATCGTCGCAGGGTGTGATGAGTGATTTCGAACTGATGAGGCGGCTAGGATGGAGATAGAACTATTCCGAGGATCATCCACGCTAACCACACTGCACTATCGCAACGTGCCAGGGCAATACTCTTGGGTATTGCGAGACTTCCAAGGCGACCTGATGGACGAGGTCGAGGCACTCACGCGCGATGCGCTTGGTGGGCGCACGCTTCTGATAGGCCAGCAGGGACGCGCAAGGCGCATCGTCATCGTGCTCGACGTGCAAGGAACGAGCATGTCGAACCTGCACGCGGCAATACGAGAGCTTGAAACGCATACGCGCTGGAGAAGTAACGAGCCACCGGTCTTGGTATTGCGCGTTAGAGCGCAAGCTACCGATCCGTGGAGTCTCCAAGGTGTCATACTTGAGCAAATGAGCGCGCAATTTGAGGACGACCAGTACCGCGCCACAGTCACGTTACGCTTTGCGTGTCGCAGCGTTTACTGGCGAGAGTTAATCAACACGGTCGTTTCATCTAATAACACGCTGACCGGAAATGCCTTCGTGGTGAACTTGAGCACGATGACCTTTGCACCGATTACCGGAATCACGGATGCAATCACCAACATTGACTACCGACCAGCCTCAAACGAGTGGATCATCTTCACCACTACACAGGTTTGGCGCGCGCCTGCTACGGGCGGCGCGGCTGCGCTTATTGGTTGGGTAACAGGCTCGACCGGATTGCGCGGATGCGTGGCGCATGATGGAAACATCCTGGCGGTAGCGCTAGGCGCGAATCAGTTGGTGCGGTTTACCTACCCTTCTTCAGCCCCAACGGTTTTGGGTTTATTTAACGGCGCGCCGTTTCGCGTCAGGAGATTTGGCGACCAGTATGCATCGGTAGGCGAGTTCAGCCAATACCAAACTACGACCGGCTTAGCAGGAATGGTCATCACCGACGTTAACGGGGTCATCACCAACACGTTCTCTCCGTTCCCAAGCAGCGTTATCTTCCCGGGCGGCGGGAGAATCCGCGACGTGCTACTTCGAGACAATATCGGCGTCGCGATTGCATATCGCGCGGCGTCGCCTTCGCAAAGCTGGGTCGTAGTGTGGAGCAGTCAGGTCGCGCCTTATTATGTCGCAGAGGGCGCGTCTACCTGGGGACCGCTCGAGATTAACCAATCGTCGGCGATTGATGACGTGACCATCTGCGCTGATTCCTGGATTCATGCTGGACGCACGTTCAACACGCTGTGTCGTTTAAGGAATCTAGGCGGCATCGTGCCATATGCCTACCCGACGGCGCTCGTCGGCGGCGTGCAAGACGGTTGCGCTGTGGAGCGCTTCACGTTCTCCACTAGCGAGCCGAGAAAGGCGTTTCGACTCGGTGATGATGGAACAGCGATGCCGCTGTTCACAGCAAGTGTGAATAGTCTTGCTGTACGACGGGTTGGAAATCTCATGTGCATAGGTTACGCCACGACAGCTAATGTGTGGACACCACTAACAGTGGACGTCAGCACGATTGCTAATACCGGCGCGACGGCGGAGATCGTGCCGCGGTTGGCCGGTCTTGCTCTCCCTGTGTTCAGTTGCTACAGTAAGGTGGACACGGAAATCCTAGGAGAAGTGATTGATCCGCAAGTCCAGGCAGCCAATTACGAGCCGAAATATCACGGCGGAGGAACGGTCATACCACTTCCGGGCACGCGTTACGAGCGCATGTTTAGCGGGTCAATAAACGAAGCGATCAATCGCTATTGGTTCGCGGTAGGCGGAAGCGTGCCGTCGGTCAACGTCGCTCTCAACAGGTACAAGCATGATTGGCGCTGAAGTAATACTTGCGTTAACGTCGCTTAGAAGTCCAGGAACGCGCACTGGCGCGATAGCACTCAGCGGCTCGTTCGAGCGGCGCGCGATGGAAGTAGCGGAGTGCGAGCTGGAGATAAGCGTGCGTGCGCCAAGCTATGAACTTAGCGCATACGGAGACGTGCTGCTGGTGATGTTGCCCGACCGCAGGGAGTACTACTTCGTCACTGCGATTGAGCGGCGCAATACCTATTACGTCTTTCGCGGCGAGACGTTCCTTCGCTACCTGCGCGACTATTACCCTGAGAGGTACGCAGGCACAAGCGATGCGCAGTGGAGCGGCGATGCGGCTGCGGGGGTTTTGCGCTCGCTTAGGCCGATAGAGTACGTGCCAGTGCATTCTTTTTCGCTCAGCTTCCGCGATTACTGGATCATTACGCCGGACAACGTGCCGCCGAGCGTGAACGTCAACACGTCGTTCGCGTGGGCGTCGCGGCTCGAAGCTGCACAGGAGATCACGCGGTTGGCGCATGCGCAGGGTTTCCCGCTGGTGTGGTGGTTTGAGTGCGGGCGATGGTGCGCAGCGAAAGATGCGACGGGCAACTACGGCGTCGAACCATCCATCGCTCTGGTGTTTGCTCATGGTCTGCCGCGCAATAGCTTGTTTCGCCCGCGCTGGGCCAGCTCTATCAAGTACGAGGCATGGGTTTATGACCGAAGCCAGCCAAGCGCAGGAGTGGCTCTGGGATACGGGCACGGCCAGGACAGGGACGTAACCAGGGCGCGCGCGGCTCGTGGTCTGTTCAATTCCTGGACCTACTGGGAAGGCCGGCTCGATGGCCGGGCGACCGGCACGTCAGCAGCAGCGCAAGCTGCGCTTATGCGCTGGCGACCGGTTGAGGCCGGGTCGGGGCAAGCTTACTCACAGGCGATGCCGCGGCTTGGAGATCAGGTGTTCCTCGTTGCTGGGGATAACCAGAGATGCACCGGCATAGCGCATGTGGTGAGCGAGCGCTACGTGGTCACTGGTGGACAGGTTTCGAGTGCTGAAGTGGGGGTGGTGCAAATATGAATGAGCGCATAGACCTGCTGGAAAGAGGGGATAGCTTTGTGCCTGCGACAGCGCGGGCAACCTGGAGTGGTTCGGTGAATGTTCCAGCGGGCGGCAACATCACGCTGGCGATTCCGGGATTGAGCGAAGTATCGGGCAACATCTTTGAGTATGTTTCAGCGGCGCAGGCACTGCGAATCAAGCAGGCGGGCATTATCGGATTCCTGGTCAATGTTGTCTGCAACGCGACCGGCATAGGGAATCTCAGCGTGTTGATGCGGCAGGCGTCGCCGTTGCACGAGTGGGGGTTGGCCGTTCAGCCGTACTACCTGCACGCAGGGTTCGCGTTTGCTGCCGGCGGCACGCGGTTGGTGAACGTTCCATCTGGCGGCGCGAACTATCAGATATACGTTGTGAACACTGGTGGCACAGGGAGCTTCACGCTGCAGACGGTTGACATTCGTTTGGTTTATCTGGGCAGGCGATAGCGAGTGCTCCTCTAACGAAACAAAACGCGCCCGGTACTGTAGTAGTACCGGGCGCATGTCTTTTCAATGGGGCCACGCTTTTGTGAGCGTGGAAACTTTGTTTGCCTGCAGCACTTCTAACAACTCGCGCTCGCTTCAAAGGGGCCACGCTTTTGTGAGCGTGGAAACGTATCTCCGCCCAGTCCCTGCGGGCCGCGTCGTCGCTGCTTCAAAGGGGCCACACTTACAGAAGCGTGGAACTTGACTTCTCAAAAACCCTCAAGCGGGATAGTCGTTTGTTCTCTTAGACCCTCAGGCGGGATAAAGTGCGTTTCGGGGATTCACCCCTCATCAGACTAAGTAGACCTGATAGTCTATCTGACTTTTGAAAGCAACAGGTCGTCTTAGTTACGCACCCCCAATTGTATCATCATCTCCATTGCTGTCAAGCAACTGTCTGGATCGCCGCATCCGTCGGCGTATATCACTCGCCGCTGGATGTCCTCTGGCCAGTCGGCCAGCACCTTGCGCGTGTCGCGGATGCGCGGGCGCTCCATGTCGTTGCACCCGAATGGAGACAACCAGTACACGCGCGGCACAAGGTGGGAAAGTTCAAGGAACGTGTTCTCACCATCGTGATCTGCTGCGATCACGATAGCTCGCACGTTGCGCTGCTGGATAATCTGCTCGTAGTTCATGCCCGACAATCTATCAGGCATGTACTCGATTGGAACAGCGTTTGAGTGCGACACGCACACGATGTCGCCTTCACTGAGCGTGCCGTAGCACGCGACGGCAAAGGCAATGACGCTGCGCGCGAGCTTCCCCATGCTGCCCGACACGTCGGGCAGGATGAGCAAGGCCGGTCGGCCCGACTCGCGTCGGCGGTCATCCACTGTCCACGACCGCAGGTAGCCTGCGGTCTTAACTGCAATGGCGCGCGCGTTCCAGCGCGGCCCTGGCTTCGTCTCGCCGCCCAGAATCATGCGCCGAAACGCGCGGCGCGCGCGAGCAATCATCGCGCGGTCCAGCTCAACGTCGGCGAACTGCGCAAACGCGCCGCCGTGCTGAGGCTTGGGGACGCGCGATAGCTGAGCTTTTGAGATGAAAGTGCGCCGGATGTTTTCCGACGCCGGCGCACCGTCGCCAGCGGCCAGAACGGCGTCACCGCACCGTTGCTGAACAGCATCGCTATCCAGCGCCCCGCTGGTGGCTTCCTCTGCCGCGTGCGACGCCGCGGCAGAAGCATCGCGCTCCGCTTGGCCATCCGGCACGCTCTCCTCGGCGTCGTCGTCGCCCGACGACGAGGCGCTACCCGGATGTTGTTCGGCGGTCTCAGAGTCCCGGCTTTGGCCGTTCGAGGACGAATCCTCGCCCTGATTCTCAGGGGGCGACTCTGGATCGCCAGCAGAATCACAGGGTGATTCTGCTTGGGGTTCGCCATCCCCAGCCGAGGAGTTAGTGCTCTCACTAGCATCCGCTAGAGAACACAACCCCTTAGGCTCACGGGACGATTGCTCGTCCCGCGCAAGCGCATCCGCGCTCGCTCCTGCTGACGACAAATCGTCGTCAGCAGGAGCGAGAGGAATACGCGATAAGAAGCGCTGTATTGCAGGCGTTACGACTTCGGCGTAAGCCCACACGTCGCCAGCAACATCCACAAACAGATTCAGCTCTATACCGTCAATAGAAATGGTCATGCGCTGACGCCCTGCCATCGTTTGCAGGACGTAAGGCTGGCGCAACGGGTTAAGTATTATGGCCTTCTTATTTACTGCCACGCCGCCACTCTCCCCACAACAGAACTGGAAGATCACCTAAGGACTTCAACGCACCTTCGTCCTGAGCATCCTTGATCAAATACCCGCGGACGAGCAAGCGCACGTCATCCACTTTGCTGGCTAGTGCCATCCCCCGCAGGAGCATCATCCCTTCCTGCAAGGAAGGCGACGAACGACCGTTGGCACGAATCAGGCTCATCGCCTTTACGATTAACCTGATCGCGCCGACGGGCGCGCCAGTGGCCTTGCGAAGAACATCGGACTCTACTTCCGGCGGCAGGTATGGCATCTCGTACCGAAAACACCGCCGCTGGAGCGGCTCGATAAGCTCGCGCAGGCCGTTGCTGGTGATGACCACGGCGAGCTGTTGCGTGTTTGCCTGCCACCGCTCGCCGTGGCGACCGTGCACAGTGCCGGACTGTAAGAACTCCAGCAGCAGCGCGTCGCAGTGCTCAGGCGACTTGTCCCACTCATCTAAGAGCAGGACGACGGGAAAGCGCCGCGACAGCAGCGTAGCACGCAGCAGCGCGCCACGGCGGTACGTTTTGGCCAGCGGCATATCGTGGCCGCCGGCAATGGCCGCGACGCGCGCTGGATCGACCGCTAGGAACATGTCCTCATCCGAAGTCCAGTGGTGGGCGTAGTACTCGACCAGCCGCCCACCCATGCCTTCGGCGAGCGCACGGGCAAACGATGTCTTGCCTACGCCAGGCGCGCCTGTGATGATGCACGCGCGCACGCCGTCATCTGTTCGCTCAGTCAACAGACGCGCCACAAGGCGGTCGGACGGGCGGGGGGTGTACCAGCTTGCAAACATAACTAATCCTTATCAAGATACAGAATGACCGAGACCACAATCTCGGCTAACGTTTCATCGTGGCGCGCCAAATACGCAAGGTCAGCAAGCGGTATCTTGACGCGGTATCCTGCGCGCTCAAACAGAACGATGGCATACTGTTCGGGCAGGCTTTCGAGCAGCATCCGGCGGAGCGCGTCTGGCTTGAGCTGGAAGGCTCTTGCATCAGGCATATCGGCAAGAGCCTTCAGCGCTTTGGCTACCGGCAGGTCTGCTAGCCGGGCGGCTTTGATCGCTTCGCGTAAAGTGCGAAGCGATATATTATGACCGACAGATTTATTTCTCATGCCTTAATATCTCGCAGGCTCAAAGCCAGCTGCTTTTAACGGGCTTAGCCAAACCCTGTAGCGTGGTATCCACTCCGCGACTACTATGTAGCTCGTCTTTCCTTGAGATTCCCTGATCTCCACTAGCTGCACAAACGGCTCGCTCGTGTGCCCAGGCGCGAAGCAGTATTCGATAAACCTGGCTGCTTCTACCAGGCTCTTTGCTCTCTTTATCTTGAACACCTGCTCCAACTCCAAACGTGGATAACTGTATGCGTAACTAACTCTGTTCATCGCAAACCCTCCAGCGCATGTGATCGCGGTCATAGGTGGCGACGAAGTACTCATAGTCTTCGTCGCCGGGCTGTAGCCGGCCCTTCGTGGCCGGGTCGCCGACTCGGTACTTGAGCTTGCATATTGCGATCAGTGCCTGGTCCGGCAACTGCGTAGCTGACCTGTTAACTTCTATCGGCACACCGGAGATGTTCTCAATGTGCCGAGCAGTCTCGGCATAACCAACGTAACTCTGTAGATGGCCTTGCCTATAAGCGTCGGCAATCAACTCAGCGAAGAATTCGCGGCTTACGCGCCGCAGGATGTAAAGGCCCTCATCGGGCATCATCGCAGAGTTCAAAAGAATTGTGACCGTCATTTATTCCTCCTTCTTTGTTTAGCCGGTGGCGCGTTCAGCGCCACCGGCAGCGATTGAACTAGTAATCGGCAAGCGATTCGGGATATTCGGGCTCGTCTCCTAGTCCGGCGGCGTGAAGCAGCGCGGCAATGAACGCTGCGCGCGCTACCTTTATCGCCTCCGGCGCGCGCTCGCCCCAGAACTCCCATGCCGGACCAAACCTAAACCCCTCGCGGTCGAAATCGATATCCCGGAGAAGCTCCTGCGGATTCGGGTGCTCTCCGCAGCGAATTTGGGCCGACTCCACAGCGAACCCGAACGCCATATAGGCATCGTGGGGCAGCAGATCGACAAGCTCCCATAAGCCGGCAATTGCGTCTGATGATTGACCCTCTCTAAGCTCGGCTAAGCGGCGCTCAAGCTTGAGCGCGATCACACCTTCGCCGATCTCGAAGAGAACATCGATCAGCTCTTCGGCATCCTTGATCACGTCATTTGGGGCGCGTCTCTCCGCGCGGTACAGAGCGCGTTGAACAGTCTCGCCGCTGCCCATCGCTGTGAGGGCAGCGACAAGCATCGCGATGCTGTCTGCCGACGGGCAAATTGTGGCTTCGATGGCATTGATTGTGCGAAGCATCTCCACTTTCTGGCTATTCATCTTGCTTTCCTCCTTCTATCATCACGAGCACTTCTCTCATCACATCAGCATCGCCTGATTTCCACGCCTCGCGCGCTTGGGCGCGCAGCGGGGAATCCGCGGGGAGCTCTCTTGCGCGCTCTGCTAGCTGCTGGCGTAGCTCCTGGACTTCTGGCGCTGGCGCGAGCTGTGGCTCAGAAACGCGCTGAGCGCCGGGGATTGTCTCGGTTTCGGATTCATCCAGCCAGCCGAGACCGGCCAAGCTGAGAGTGAGACGGCGCTTGGCCTTGGTCAGCACTTTCATTTGCGCATTGGCCAGCGCATCACCGCGCAGGCCAGCAACAGACACCGCACCAACTTCCACGTCTTCGCGCCCATCACGAGTGCGACCGCGAACGGTAACGATGACCAGATCGTCTTTCTGCTCGATCCGCACATCCAGGATGCTTATACCGTGGATTGCTCTAAGTTGGTCGGCTGCCGCGCGGGTGGCATACAAAACCAGGCGACCGTTCAACCTGAGATACTCGAACGGACGGGTCAGCGGGTTCAAGCCGAGCGACTCGCAGACTGCTTTGTAGTACTCGATGCGCTGCGATTCGTTCAGACCAGCGAGATCGCCGGAGACAAGGACACGTTCGAGGACGCTTACAGAAGGGGTGGGAGTAGGGGATAGATCACTCATGGCTAAATCTCCAGTGCTCCGGCCGCATGTGCTACGGCTTCTTCGAGAGTTGGGAACTTGAGATAGTATCCATCCGGGTTATATGCTTCATGCTCAAGGAAGTGCCACTGTTCATCCTTCTTCGATGCGTAAATCACCACTTTCCCCTTTCCAGGGAATGGCTCTGTAATGTAGATGTGCGCGTGTCTCACTCCCACATCTACTTTTGAGAGTTCATTCAATGGCGGGGGAAGAAGAGCGCGAATCTCGCGTTCGCGTTCCGCACTCTCGCTCGCTAGCTGCTCATAAAACGCAGCTATTCGTGCTTTCTCCTCGGCGATCCGCTTCTCGCGGATTTCAACGCCACGTCGAATCAGGTCGTCTAGAGTCATGGTTTCGTTCATCTTCTCGTTCATCTCATCCTCCTTTTGTCCCGGCGCTCGTCTCGTGATGAGCGCCGGGACGATAACTCGAACACTGCTACTCACGCTTCCAGGCGCGCACTGCATCAGCGAATATGCCGAGAGCCTCCGGGCTAGGGAACAGCCCGTAGGCCGCGAACGCTGCCTTGGCGAGGGCGTCCGGATTCACCTTGCCATACGCCGATGGGACGCACTCTTCTGCCCAAGACTCAATCGCCTTGGGAGAGAGCACGACCGGCGGCGGGGGAACGATCATCTCCACCAGTTCGCGCGTGCTCTTCGCTGAATGCTCAGCGAAGGCAGGCCCTTCAGTGGGCCGACAAGCGAACCACCGGCCATAGGAGCGCCACAACTGCAAACCGAATGCTGATAGGATTTCTCGCGTCTTCATCTGTTCTCCTCCTTTCTCTAGGATACTGCGCAGTATTGTATTCGCCCGCATCTGCTTGTCAAGGGGCGCGCGACATTCTCATGAAACTCTAAGTTTTGGTCTCGGCTTGTGGATAAACCTGTGGATAACTCAATCGAAGAACCAAACAGTGCTGTATCATACCGCATACTATGAGGAACTGGGAACAAGAGCATATCGAGAAGAAGCACATGCTGACGTGCTACATCAGCCCAGGATATAAAGAGCGCATCAAAGCGCTCGCGCGAGCGCGGCGCATCAGCATCAGCCAGCTTGCGCGCGAGCTAATCGAGTTCGCTTTGGAGCGACTCGAGACGCAAAGCGACCATGATCTCAGCGAACGCCCTTGAGCGAGCGTTTCAAACAGAACGTCCGCTCAAGGGCTTTGTCGTTCCCGGCCTAGCGCTCAGCTATCAGCCGCGGGAATACCTAGCCATCGGTCTCGCCGACCACCAGCCAGACGCCGACGACATCGCGCTGGTCATCACGCTCGCGCGCGAAGCATTCATCATCATTGCGTGTGAACCACAACGCGAGGTCGTCGAGTCGAACGGCGTCACCTGGTATCTCGCGCGATGGCCGCTACAGCGTGAACTCGTGGCAGATCACCTGCCACAAAGCGAAAGGAGAAACAGATGAACCACAACCACTATCCCCAAAACCTTCTGTATTGCGCATCGTTTGATGCAGTCGTTGGTACTGAGCGATGCAGGCTTTACCTGCTCGCATCCAATGCCGAGCAGGCCGCAAAGTACATGTGGCCCACGAAGACTCAAAGGAGGACGAGGTATGTCGTGTCGTGCGAGCGCCTAGCAGGCTTACAGTATTCGGACGAGATCGAGGCTGTGGCGCATCGCTGCGGGCGGCGATCGAGCGCGCGGCGGCGCGGGAATACCGCCGAATCTCGGACTACATCCGTGTTTTGGTCCTGAAGGCGATTGCTGAGGATTAAAAGCAAACCCCGGCTGCCTGACTCTTGGGGAAGGGGCGGTATCCGGGGCAACGAAACCTCCAGCTACCAAAAGAGGAGGTGCGCCTTGATTATACCACCACGTGCGTCATACCAGGAGAGGAGCGATGAGAGACGAATACACATTCGTGCCAAACGTTTACTTTGACGAGCATTTAGCAGAACTGTCTGGCGCAGAGATAAAGGTCCTTCTTGCCATCACGCGCAGAACATTTGGTGAGCAGAAGGAGAGCGACGAGATTAGCTTGTCTCAGTTTGAGAGGATGACTGGTCTCGACAGGAAGAGCGTAATCGCTGGGCTGAGAGGGCTGATTCAACGCGGGCTGGTTGTACAGACGCAAGCCGCAAGGGGCATCAGGCCGGCGTCCTACAAGTGCGTCATGCCAGAGGATTGAATGATGGAACCTTTCACAGCACTTCCTAACATCTACGTTGACGAGTATTTATCAGAACTGTCGGGCGCAGAGACAAAGGTTCTTATTGTTATCTTGCGCAAAACGGTAGGCTGGCAGAAGGAGAGCGACGAGATTAGTTTGTCTCAGATTGAGAAGATAACAGGACTTGCAAGGCATAGTGTGATCGCTGGGCTGAGAGGGCTAATGAAACGCGGATTAGTTGTGCAGACAAAACCCGCGGAAGGCAACAAGCCGGCGTCCTACAAGTGCGTCATGCCACCGGTTGCTAGTGCAAAAGGTGCAACGTCGGATGAGCTGAAAGGAGGCGACAAGTGCACTGATTGCACTACCAGAAGTGCAGAATTTGCACCGATAGCTAGTGCAACTACTGCACTAGGTGACAATGAGCAGTGCAACCACTGCACTACTGTTAGTGCAGAAAGTGCACCGCAGGTAGTGCAGTTTCTGCACCCACAAAATAAAGAGAAAGAAAAGAAAGAAAGAGAGGGCGCGCGCGATTCGCGCGCGCTCTCTCACTCACGCGAAAGCGCGAACGGCAAGACCCGCGACTATCTCGACCACGTGCTTGACCGGCTGGATGGCTGCGACCCAGCCGAGCGCACCATCCGCGCATGGTCACTGCCACCCCATCTAGAAGCCCAGTGCCTCGCCTTTGCCCGTGTCTTCGGAGTCTCTCCGACCAGGGGCGAGAAAAAGCGCTGGGCGAAGGCTGCTGAGACGCTGCACGAGTTGCGCTGCGATGAGGCGCGCCTCAGGGCTGCGCGCGAAGAAGCGCGCAAAGCCGGATTGATTTGCACCTGGCCGGGCGCTGTGATCAACCTGCAAGCCGTCCGCTCGGTACAGAACGAATACGAACTTGTTTACGATGAGGAGAGAGGAGGATATGTACGCAAGCCAAAACGGAACTAAGCCACATCCTATCGACATCACCCCCATCTACAGCGAGGAAGCCGAACAATCAGCGCTAGGCTCAGCCATCATTGACCCTGAAGCTCTGGCAGTTCTGGCCGACTTGCTCAGGCCCGAACACTTCTACGAATTGCGCCACCAGCACATCTTTGAAGCGCTTCTGTCTCTGTTTGCTCGTGGCGCTCCGGTTGACCTTCTTTCTCTATCTGACGAACTGCACGTGAAAGGTCACCTAGAGGATGTAGGCGGCGAGCCTTACATCGCTGAATTGTGCTGCGTCGTGCCAACTGCGCTTCACGTTCGTCACTACGCGGAGATCGTGTACCGCGATTGGCAACGCCGAACAGCACTGCGCATCGCGCAGGAGATCGCAGAAGCCGCCCATCAAGGGCGTGACGATCTGCCCACTTACGCTGCTGACCGGCTATCTGCGCTAACGACCGGCAAGCGCGAGACCGTGACGCTCTCTGATGCGCTTCTTCACTGCGTCGCTGACTACGACAGCGCAGGCGAGCGGCTGCCTGGAATGCCCACCGGTCTGAGTGCGCTTGACCGCATCCTGGGTGGCCTATGTCCTGGCCGGCTGACCGTGGTCGCCGGCAAGCCTGGAGCTGGAAAGACTACGCTGATGATTCAGACAGCCTTAACTGCTGCGCGAGCTGGCCATTCCGTCGTCATCGTCTCGTGCGAGATGAGCGAGCCGGAAGTTTGCCGCGTGATGCTCAGCCGTCACGCCGGCATCAGCCTATCTCCAGCAAACGTGCTTGCGCTGGACGAACGCACGCGCGCTGAACAGCGCCGCCGGCTGATGGACGCCGCTGACCAGATTGCCAAGATGCCGATTGCCATCGAATACCGGCCTGGCATTTCCGTTAGCCAGCTACGCCACCTTCTGCGCCATCATTCGCTGCGTGGCGCGAAGCTCGCCGTCGTGGACTACATCCAGCTCGTGGACGGTCGCACGCGCCGCGATCAAAGCCGCGAGCAGGAAGTGGCGGAAGTGGCGCTCACGCTCAAGACGCTGGCCGGTCGGCTCGGCATGTCCATCGTCGCCGGCTCACAGGTCAACGACGCAGGTGAAGTGCGCGAATCGCGCGCCATCGAGCAACACGCCGATGCGCTCGTCGTGCTTGAGCGCGCTGACGTTAGCGATGTGCTGAACCCGCCGCCCGTGCGCACAATCGAAGTCCAAATCCGCAAGAATCGCCATGGAGCGGTCGGAAGGCTACAACTTGGCTTTTGTCCTGCCAAGGCTTCGTTTGCGGAGGTGTTTGATGCCAGTTAGTTTCCCCGGTTACCGAGACGACATCCCTGTTGTCCCTGGCCGCCCGCTTCTTCTCGTTCGCTGTCGGCAGTGCGGCTACACGACCGTCGCGCGCTCGCCGAATGCTGAGACCGTGCGCGGATGGAAGCTGCCGGAGCGCTGGCCGTACGACGCGCCGCAGTTAGGCGCGACGGTCGAGGGCGTGTGCTATTCATGCGTCGGCAAGGCACGCCGACGCCCCGGGGAACGCGGCCTATAACTCATCCAGATGCCGATTTTTGGCGTCCTTTGGCCTGCCCAGGTATCTGGATACCCGCGACCGTAAAACGTGGCTTCTAGGGCCTTCCTGTGCGTTTCTGGGGGCAATCGTGATCGGGCCTACGCCGAACCTTCGCTGTTATACTGCCACCTATCAGTGTCCTTCCTCAAGGTCTCAGTCATCGCGCACAAGCTCGGTCTTCCCGCGCCCGAATGCGAGTACCGTTTCGACCCCGAACGTCGATGGCGATTCGACTTTGCATGGTCGAGCCTGAAGATCGCCGTCGAGATCGAAGGTGGCGTGTGGGTGCGTGGCCGCCACGTGCGACCGACCGGCTATCTCGCGGACCTGGAGAAATACAACCGCGCGGTCGTGCTCGGCTGGCGAGTGCTGCGTTACGCGCCGCATCAGCTTGGCCAGCTGGAGCGCGATTTGCTCGCTTTGCTTGACGACGGTGAGCGTCTCGAGTAACATTGCGCAGGCTCATCTGTTCCTCCTTTGCGGCGAACCGCCCGTGCTACCGGGCGGTTTGCTGTTTCTGGCAGATATAATCCCCGCGTGCACTGGTCCTTACGCCGGCGTGCACCTGACGTGCTTTTGATTGACGCAACCTTGCGTCAAGGCGAAGAGATTTACCTTCTGCTTTCCTCTGACCGCCATCACGACCACCCCGCCCAGCGTTCCTCGCTTGAATTACGCCACTTAGAACTCGCGCGCGAGCGAAACGCCATCGTCCTGGACTTCGGCGACTTGTTCGATGCAATGCAGGGCAAAGGTGACCCACGCGCGTCTTACTCCGGCCTCGCCGACCAATACAAGCGCGATGAGTACTTCGATGTGCTCGTTAACCGCGCCGTTGAGCGCTACGCGCCCTACGCTGGCCACTTTGCGATGCTGGCAATGGGCAACCATGAGCAAAGCGTCTTGCAGCACTACGGCACGTCGCTCACTGACCGTATGGCTGCTGCGTTACGCGAGCGCGGCTCGCAGTGCATTGCGATGCCATATGCTGGATGGGTTCGCTTGACGGTGCACACCAGCACCCCGCGCGTTGGCACGCTTACGATTCGCTACTCGCACGGCAGTGGCTCAGGTGCAATGATGAGCTTTGGCACGCTGGACACGCGACGCATGCAAAGCTATATCTCCGCTGATGTCATCGTGCAGGGCCATACGCACGACTGCTACGTTCTCCCGGTCGCGCGCGAAGAACTCTCTGGAAGCGGCATGCCGCGCCGCTCGCACACATGGCACATCCGCTGCCCTTCGTACCTGGATGACTACGCTGAGCGCGGTTACTCTGCGCGCACCGGTAAGCCCCCTCGCATGTACGGTTGCGTGTGGGGACGCTTGACCGTCACTCGCACCCCGCGCCGGCTTGTCGCCGAGTTCTCGCTTGACGTTGAGCCATAGTCCACCTGTAATACAGGTAAAATCAGGGCATGGACATCGTACAGGTTCAGACCTTTCTCAGATACATCGCCGAACTGCCTGAGGTGCAGTTCATCGCCGCCTCGATTCTGGTCAACACCGCGCTCGCCGTGGCCGCGAGCATCCGCAACAGTGACTTCCACTTGCCGGCATTGGCAAACTTTTTGTGGCGTCATCTGCTACCCTACATCGTCGCCTACGTCAGCATTCGTATTACCGCAGATGAACTTGGGCTACAGGCTGTTGCTACTGCGACATGGTTCATCATCGAAGCGTCGCTGATCGGTCGCATCGTCGCCAGCCTGCACGAACTAGGCATACCGCTGCCGGAGAACCTAGCCAAGCTCCTGAAGAAAGACCACTGAATGCGCATGGACGCTTTCTCTGCGTTGTTCGCCGTCTCCGCTCTGCTGCTGGCTTCGGTGACCGCTAAGCAAGCTGCGGAGATTCGCGCGCTGCGAAACGAGATTCAGGCGCTCAAGCGCGACCTGGAGCGTCACCAGCGCGCTTTTGAGCTGCTCGAACAGGCGATGGAATCTTTCAGGGCGAAGTAGCATGTCGCTGTCGTGGACGAATGAGCGCGTCAAGCTGCGCGACCTTAAGCCGTGGGAGCACAATCCGCGTCAGATCACCAAGCGCGCTGCGCAACGACTGTTGGACTCCTGGCGCGATTACGGGCAGGTGCAGATGATCGTCGTAGGCCCAGACAACGAAGTCTACGACGGTCACCAGCGGTTGAGCGCGCTCAAAGTTGTCTACGGCGACAACTACG